ACGGTATTTATAATCATGCCAGGTTCTGCCCCCTCGACATGTTTAGCGTCCCTCTTATTACACTCGGGGGATAATTGACCCAAGACTTTTAAAAACGGTAACGCAAGATCTTCTTGCGTCATGTTTAAGCCTTGTCCTGCATCAGCTTCAAAATTAACTGTTGCTAATGCTCCTTCTTTCTTTTTTGCTACATTGCTCATGTTTATTGTTTCCTTTTTATTGTTGTCTTATTTCCAACATAAATGTTGAAAAGTTCCGTCGGCATTTCTTTACCTGCCTCCATACGCTCACGGACTAGCGCTTTCAGAGTCATAGGTTCGACCTTCAGCTTTTGCTGAGGTTCGAAACCTTGACCCTTTGCAAGGTCGGCATAATCAGCCGCCTTGTTATCCTCGTTACGACCGAACGATACGGATATCTCATTTTTGATTATATCGCCCAGGCCATTCTCACGAAGCCAGTTAAACGCCTTCTCTTTGTTTGCTTGAGTAATAGTGGCGCTGTAATTTGTTTTAACTTCTACAGAAGATCCGTCCTGTAGTTTAAGAAAAGATAAACCCATCTCTGATAACATAGTAGGTATAACCTCACCTGATATGTGTTCTAAATGTTTTTTCTTTTGTTTGATTTGTTCTTCATCCAGCTCTATCGCTTTCTGAACAACTTGCATTTCTTTTATTTTATCTGCAAGTTTATTTATATTAGTTGTTTTGTCTATGACCTGCTCTTGGTCTTTCTCAAAATCAATCGTCATTCTTTGCTCCTGTTCCGTACAAATCAATCTCTATTGGATAATATCTTTTCTCTTGTCTATCCCACTTTAAAAGATTGAGTCTGCCATTTGTTATATCTGATACCAAACTACAGACAACACCTATTATAGCAGGATCTCCTGTTAATAACAAGTAGTCTGTGGGTTTGAAATCTTTTACTAGATTTTTTAATTTGAAAATCAATGGACCAGGTGAAAAAATCATTTGTGATCTTTCATCTAATAAAAATTTTAACTTACCATATTCTGCTGCACCCATAATGTTAAATTTAGGACGGCCTTCTCTTGTACCTGCAATTTCTTGCACAACATAAACAGTAGGTTTAGATATTTTTATATCTTTGTAATCCATACTTTCTTTTTCTTTCATGTTGACATAATTAGCAAAATCCTATAAACAAGTCAATAGAAAGATGAAATATAAATTTAAATTAAAGCCGTATGCACACCAACTTACTGCGTTGGAAAAATCTTGGAACAGAGATACGTTTGCATATTTTATGGAAATGGGTACTGGCAAAACAAAGGTACTAATAGATAATTTAGCAATGCTTTACGATAAAGGTAAAGTAGATGGTGCTTTAATAGTTGCACCAAAAGGTGTGGTAGGCACTTGGTACAATCAGGAGTTGCCTGCACATATGCCTGATCATATAGAAAATGTGACCGTATTGTGGCAATCTAATATTAATAAAAAACAACAAAGTAAACTAGATCAACTATTTAAAACAGGTCATGAGCTTCACATACTTATAATGAATGTGGAGGCTTTTAGCACAGACAAGGGTAGACTATTTGCAGCTAAGTTTTTAAGATCACATAAGTCTTTAATGGCTATCGATGAGTCTACTACAATAAAGAATCCAAAAGCAAAAAGAACAAAGAATATATTATCATTGTCGTCTATCTGTAAGTACAGACGGATAATGACGGGTTCTCCAGTGACTAGAAACCCATTAGATCTTTACTCTCAATGTGAGTTTTTAGACCCTAGACTATTGGACTTCGCATCTTATTACAGTTTTAGAAATAGATATGCCATAATGAAAAGTGCTAACATATCAGGTCGTTCAATTAATCTAGTTACGGGCTATCAAAACCTAGGTGAGTTATCAGATAAATTAAAACCTTTTTCTTACAGAGTATTAAAAGAGGATTGTTTAGATCTACCAGATAAGATCTACATGAAGAGAGAGATACAACTTACACCTGAACAAAAAAAGCTTTACGATCAAATGAAAAGAGAGGCTCTAGCCACGTTAAATGGTAAGACTGTTACAACCATGACAGCACTTACTCAGCTTATGCGATTACACCAAATAACTTGTGGTCATTTTTCTGCTGACGATGGCAGTATACAAGAAATAAAAAACAATAGACTAGCAGAGTTATTGGATGTTTTAGAGGAGATAGAGGGTAAAGCTATTATATGGGCACACTATCAACACGATGTTATGAACATATATAAATTATTAGAAGACAAGTATGGTCAGGGTTCCGTGGTCCATTATTACGGCAAGACGCTACCTGAAGAACGGGACTATGCAATTAAAAACTTTAAAACAAATGACAAGGTAAGATTCTTTGTAGGAACACCACAGACAGGTGGATATGGTATCACGTTAATACAAGCTAACACTGTAATTTATTATTCTAATGGATATGATCTTGAAAAAAGAATGCAATCAGAAGACAGAGCACACAGAATAGGGCAAAAGAAAACAGTGACATACGTAGATATCATAGCAGAAAAAACTGTAGACACAAAGATTGTTAAATCTCTTCGTAAGAAAATTAATATTGCGTCTAAAGTTATGGGCGAAGAATTAAAATCTTGGATTTAAGTTATAAATCTTTCTAGTAAAAGTATGGCAACGGACCCCACCGCTGCTAAAAGAACCCAATAGATTTTGTCTATCTTGCC